CTGCTTTTAAACTTCCGTCAACAGTATTGTGGGTAGGAACATCTCCTAAAGTGTTTGGCTATGATATTCACAATAATATTGTTGCAAATCCACCAAAAACTAATGGACTTAAACTAATAGATTCATATATGTTTGATTATAATTTAGATGGAATACTACATGAATGTCCTTATTTAAATGTTAGTGAAATGTTTAATATTGATGACATTTATAATAGTATTGATACACTATAATACTTAATTTTTAAAATATGGAACAAGTTATATTTTATCAAAGTTCATTACCAAGAGCAGGTTCTACTCTATTACAAAATATTATAGGACAAAACCCAAAATTTCATGTAACTCCAACATCAGGAATGATTGATCTTATGCTAGGAACTAGGATTGGTTATAATGGTAATAAAGAGGCTAAAGCTGGAGATAAAGACATGTGGCGAAATGGTTTTTATGCTTATTGTAGAGAAGGTTTTAAAGGCTATATTAAGAATCTTACAGATAAACCTTACATCTTAGATAAGAGTAGAGCCTGGGGTTCTAATTATGCTCTTTTAAATGAAATTAATCCTGACCCAAAAATTATTTTTATGGTTAGAGATTTAAGAGCTGTATTCACATCAATGGAAAAAAAATTTAGAAGCCATCCGGATATTGATGATGGGCTTTTAGATAACGGAGCCTTAAAGAATATAACAACTCATCAAAGAGTTGAAACATGGTCTCAAGGTCATCCTATAGGATACGCGGTATCAAAATTACACCAGTCTATATTAGACAAAACAGCTCAAAAGTTCTTATTCATTAAATATGAAGAACTATGTACTAATCCTGATCCACAATTTAAAAGCATTTATGAGTATTTTCAGGTCCCATATTTTCAGCATAATTATGATCATATTCCACAAATTACTATTGAAGATGATACTGTTCACGGAATATACGGAGATCATACTATTAGAAATACTTTAAACATGTTACCTAACGATTCTTTAGAAATTCTAGGTGAATATACCTGTGATTGGGTCTACAATAATTATAGATGGTTTTTTGACATATTTGGATATAAAAAATGATAGTAGTATTATTTGGTCAACCTCATAGTGGCAAGTCAACATTAGCAGATAACTTATATTTGCCTTTTGCTGTTAATATAGATGGAGATAAATTAAGAGAGCTATTTCAAAACAAGGATTTTAGTAGAGAAGGTAGAATTAGAAATCTTAATAGAGCCAGTGATATTGCTACATTTTTAAATAGCTTACACAAGAATGTTATTATATCTTTAGTGTATCCTTATAAAGAAGCTAGAGACTATTTTAATAATTTATGTTCTGATGTGTTTTGGGTATATCTAACTTATGAAGGAGAAAGAGGTAGGGAGAAATACCACGTAGAAGATTTTGAAGTTCCTGAAAACGAAAATGTATTACATTTAGATACGTCTAAATTAACAATAGAAGAATGTACAAAAAAAATTAAAAGTTATGTGGGAGAAAAAAGTACACATTAAATCGTCACTAGAAAGAAAAGACAATCAATGGTCTTTATTCATTGGCCGCTGGCAACCTCTTCATGAAGGGCACAAAGAACTATTCCGTCAAGTAATAAATGGAGGAGGTAGAGTTTGTGTAGCCATTAGAGAAGTAGAAGTGGATGAAAATAATCCTTATACTCCTCACGAAATAATGATCAATATCTTTAACCAGATGCAAAAAGAAGTAGAGTTAGGAAAACTAAAGGTGATCATTATTCCAGACATCTGTTCAGTTGAATTTGGTAGAGGCGTCGGATATGATATTATTGAACACATTCCGCCTCAAGAAATATCAGAGATATCAGCTACCAAGATCCGTGAAGAAATGAAATATGAAAGTACAAAGAAAAAGACATGTAGTCAAAACTATTAGTTACCGGATAGTCAGTACGCTGATTGGTTTCCTAATTATGTGGTGCATATCAGGATCTATTAAAATAGGAGCCGCTTTTGGAGTTGCTGAGTTGGTGTATAAACCTATCCAATATTATATCCATGAAAGGGTGTGGTATAGATGGATAAAATATGGTCTTAAAAAAGATTAGCATTTAATGTTTTTTAAAATTATAAAAATGATTACATACAATGGTTTAAATAGAGTAGAACTGCTAAGAAAGATAGGTACTGAGTTTCTTTTTGGAAAAGGAGCAGAGATTGGTACTTTTAAAGGACAGTTTTCAAAGCAAATATTAAATAATTGGAGTGGTACACTCTACATGATTGACGTATGGAGACCTCTTGGCGATGAGTACTTAGATGCAAGCAATCATGCAGAGCATCTCGATGCTTATTCAGAAACCATGAAAAATATAGAAGGTCTAGAGAGTAGAGCTATAATGATTCGTGCTGACTCTGAAATAGCGTCGGATATGTTTTCTAACGAATCCTTAGATTTTGTATACATTGATGCAAACCATGCTTACGATTATGTAGTGCAGGATATTAACTTATGGTATCCTAAAGTAAAGAAGGGAGGCTATATGTGGGGACATGACTACATTGCCATGGATTGGTACAAAGATCCTAACTTTGCAGAAAATAAAAAAGACAAGTATATTTGGAGTAACAATAACTTCTACCACGGAGTATTTGGTGTTAACCCTGCAGTAGATGAGTTTTGTAAAAAATATAACTACGATTTAACCGTAACATCAGAATGGTTTGGTAGTTGGCTAATAAAAAAATAACAATGAATCCTAAAGATATTTGTGTTCTTGTATCATACGATGACAACTATGCTGCTATGGCTGAAATTACAGTACATAATAATATTAAGAAGTACTGCGAAAAGCAAGGTTATACTCTTTGGGTTGACACTCAACAGGATATAAACAATCTAAGAGGAGCCGCGTGGCAAAAGATTAGAAAATCCATCGACATTTTAAAAAGTCATGATTTTAAGTGGTTATTCTTTATTGATACTGATTGTCTAATAATGAATTCTGACATCAAATTAGAATCGTTAATAGATAATGACTATTCGTTTATTATACCTAAACATAACGTAAAAGCAGAGGATAATCCAATTACAACTATTCCAGGAGTGCAGAACACAATTTCTAGTCAGTTCTTGGTAAAAAATGATAAAGATGGATTGGCCATTTTGGAAGCAATATGGGAAGCAAAAGAATGGCCAGAAGGAATGGATATAAGTACCTTTGATTACGAAGGCAGACAAGTTAGGCTTATTATAAACAGCTTAAGATTTAAAGATAGCATTAAAATTATAGAAGAAAAGCTGCTAAACCGTTTTTGGTATATGAATAATCCTTTTATGGTAATGCACTTTAGAGGAGTAAACAATAATGCATGGCAACCAGGCGACTTTATTGTTCATGTAACCGGTTATCCAAAGGAGGAAAGGATTAAATTATTGAGCGACTTAAATTATTTTTCAGGGTTATGAGAAAATATAGCAGAGCATATGTTTTGTACGCCAATGAAAAGTATTTTGATATTGTTTCAATGTGTGCAAAATCAATACGAGAAGTTAGCAAATTACCTATTATTGTTTATTTACTAAATTCTAATTTAAAAGTTGATCTTGAAAATACATTGACAATAAAATGGGAATGTAATATAGAAGAATTTAATGACATGTATACTGTTGAAGATAATTCAAACTTCTACGTTAACAGATCAAACAATAAAATATATAATATATTCACTCAACGCCCGGCTATAATAGCAAATGCTTTAACAAAATATGCTGAGGTGGTTACTTATATAGATAGTGATTCTGTAGCTACTCCTTATATAGATAGAATATTTACTATGTATCCTCCAAACAGTACTTATCCCTACTTTACAGATGGAATATATGAGTGGATGCATTCTAATGGTAGAGGAGGGGCAATGACTAGAGATGATTTAAGTACAACATTAGAACATCCTATTTGTGAAATATTTAAAATTGATCAGTACGTTAGACAAGGCTACAGAACAAGTAATATATTTGTAGCAGGACAAAATGCAATTGATTGGTTAAAAGAGTGGTATTGGATGTGCATCCATCCAAAAATTCAAAAAGATCCATTTTATTATGTTCCATATCAAGAAGAAACAGTAGCAAATGTTTTATTATGGAAATATAATCAACACCATGTTGGTTTACCTTTAGTTTATACTAATGGGGACGATAATAGAGTAGAAGAAGTTTATACTAAATGTCAATTTATTGGTCAGCCTCAATTACTAGGTGAGTGGTTTCGTTTACCTGCTTACAAAGAAAATCTATTAGTTTTTCATGGAGAAAAAAGATTAGATGTAATGCAAAAAATGATTGATAAAATTAAAGAATATAATCCTCTAAAAGAAAATAAAAAGATATTATTTATAGCTCCCCATCTATCAACAGGAGGTTTACCTCAATATTTACTTAAACAAATACAAACTATAAAGAATGAATATGATGTTTATTTAGTAGAATATTCATTTGTTTCCTCTCATTATGTTATACAAAGAGAGAAGTTAGAGTGGATATTAGGAGATAAATTTTTTGCTCTGTATGATGATAAAGCTAAATTGTTAGATATAATAGAAGAAGTTCAACCTGATGTTATTCACTTTACAGAGGTTCCCGAAATGTTTATGGACAATAATTTAACTATTCAAATATATGGTAACAAAGATAGAAATTATTTTATAGTAGAGTCTACTCATACTTCTCAAACAACCCCATCTGATCTAGTATTTCATCCTGACAAATTTATCCTTCCAGATAGATGGTCACAACAAAAATTTAGTGAGCAATTACATCATATTCCAAATGAAGTTTGGGAATATCCAATTGAAAATTATTACAAAGATCAAAAATTAGCTCAAGAAGTTTTAGGATTAGACTCTAAAAAGAAACATGTGTTAATGGTTGGTTTATTTACTGATGGTAAAAATCAAGGTGAGATATTTGAAATAGCTAAACAAGTACCCGAAATACAATTCCATTTCGTAGGTAATCAAGCACCTAACTTTGCAGAATATTGGGAACCATTAATGAAAAATAAACCAGATAATTGTGTTGTTTGGGGTGAAAGAGAGGATGTACATAATTTCTATCAAGCGTGTGATTTATTCTATTTTAGTTCAAAAATTGAACTTAATCCGCTATCAATAAAAGAAGCCCTATCATATAGTTTACCTTGTTTGTTTAGGCGCTTACATACTTTTATGGATACCTATGATAATAATCCTCTAGTAACATACATTACTGACGATTTGAAAAAAACAAAACAAATACTATTAGAAAAACTTAGTTATGTATAACGATTTGATTAAAAATATAAATAATATAGTAGCAAATTTAACTATAAATTTTATACAGGGACCCAAAGTTGAAATAAAGTCTCCTATTGATGCTGAGTATTTAATTGAGTTTTACGATAGTAAGGCAAAAAAATTAATGCATTCATCTGTAATTAAAAACAATCACTGGACCAAGTGTTTGTATCAATACTTTATAGATTGGCATATCAAAATATATCAAAAAGAGTATGATGGGTGGACTCTTGTAAAAGAAGATTACTATAATAATAAAGGTAAAAAGGTTTATATCGCTTTAGATTCAAAAGCAGTTGGAGATACGATAGCTTGGTTTCCTTATATTGAGGAGTTTAGAAAAAAGCACGAATGTAAAGTAGTATGTTCAACTTTTCACAACAACTTATTTAAGAAACAATATCCGGAACTAGAATTTATTGAACCAGGAGAAACTACTCATAACCTCTATGCAATGTACACGATAGGTTGGTTTTATAAAGATCAAGGTGTTATAAATACTTTTAAACATCCACAGGAAGTAAAAAACCAAAATTTACAAAAGACAGCTTCAGATATCTTAGGTATAGATTATACAGAAGTTAAACCGAACATACTTAAAACTACTATTAAACCTAAAGAGCAAATAGCTATTGCAATTCATGGAACAGCACAAGCTAAGTATTGGAATAATCCAACAGGTTGGCAAGAAGTTACAGATTGGTGTTTAGCAAATGGATATGAAGTCTTACTACTCTCGAAAGAAGGAGATACATACATGGGTAATAACCACCCTACAGGAATTAAACAGATTTCAGAGGGTTCATTAGAGAATGTAGTAGAGGAACTGAGAAACTCAAAAGCGTTTATTGGAATAAGCAGTGGATTGAGTTGGTTAAGCTGGGCAGTAGGTACTTCTACAGTCTTAGTTTCTGGCTTTTCTGAACCTTATACAGAACCTGAGTCCTGCTACCGTATAGGAGCGCCAAAAGGCAAATGTAGTGGATGTTTTAACACACACCAACTAGATGCAGGAGATTGGAATTGGTGTCCAATGCATAAAGGCACAGAACGTCAGTTTGAATGTACTAAAAGTATAACAGCAGAAGAAGTTATTAATCAATTAAAATACTGTCTTAAAAAAGATTAGCGTTTTACGCAATTTTTGTATATTTATAAATAAACCAAAAAATAAGAATATGTTAACACTTATCATTGTATTAGTAGTAGCCGCCGCAGTTACTTTTTTCCTTATGAAAAAAGGTAAAATTGCTGATGCTAACAACAACAACATTCCTGATGTAATTGAAACTAAAGTAGAAGCAATTAAAGAAGTGGTTAAGGAAGTTAAAGAAGAAGCTAAAAAAGTAAAAAAGAAAGTAGCCGCGCCTAAAAAAACAGGTGGAGCTCCAGTTAAAAGAGTAATTAAGAGAGAAAGATAATATAAAGTAATAGAAATCTTTTTAATTGTTAATATATAGCTCTCTATAATCAGAGAGCTTTTTTCTTAAGGCTACATTAAATATTTATTAAAAATAACGTTATGGGAAAAATAACAGATACAGAGCTCCAAAGACTCCAGCTACTCAAACAAGATTCAATCGAAGTTGCTACAACACTAGGTCAACTTAGTTACCAAAAGATTTCCTTAGAACTGCTAATAGACGAACAAAAAAAGAAGATTGAAGAGATTAAAAAGAGAGAAGCTCAAATACTTGAAGAGCTACAATCTACTTACGGAAATGTTGGCATAAATATCGACACAGGAGAATTTCAATAAGGTGTTTTGAATAAAGTAATGATATTTATTACTAGATAAAAATAATATAAATGGCCGAAACACTTATTAGCCCAGGAGTTTTCTTAAATGAAAACGATCTATCACAAATAACTCAGGGCCCAGTTGCAGCAGGAGCTGCTATCATAGGTCCTACAGTAATTGGTCCAGTAAATATTCCTACAGTAGTAACATCTTACTCTCAATATAAAGCTCTCTTCGGAGCCGCTTTTGTATCTGGAGGCGCTAACTACGAATATTTGACTTCAATTGCTGCGCTAAACTATTTTGAACAAGGTGGACAATCTTTGTTAGTAACAAGAGTAACTTCTGGTTCTTATACCCCAGCTACAGCTTCTGTCCTAGGTATTAATGGAAATGCAACTTTCCAGTTGAGTACACTTTCTGTAGGTTCAATCATGAACAACTTTGTATCAGGTACAGTAGCACCTTATGCAACCGGTTCAAATGGGTCTCTACCTTCAGGTTCAGAATCTAACATCCGTTGGGAGATTACTGGTGTAGACACTGGTTCAGGTGTTTTCAGTCTTAACATTCGTCGTGGTGATGACTATAACAATAGTAAGACTATTCTTGAGACATGGAATAATCTTTCATTAGATCCAAACCAAAATAATTATATTGCTTATGTGATTGGTGATCAGACTCAAACTGTTCAACAAGATTCTACAGGCAACTACTACCTACAAACTACAGGTTCTTATCAGAACAAGAGTAGGTATGTAAGAGTTTCTTCAGTAACTCAAGCTACCCCAGGGTACTTTGATCAAACAGGTCTTCCTATAAGCTACTATACTGGTTCAATGCCAGCGCTTGGCTCAGGTTCTTATCAAGGATCTTTTGGTGGTGCTAACGGTGCTATCTTTGGTTCAGCTGTTACAGGAGTTAAATTGTTTGAAGCAATTCCAAATACCCCGGCTACAACTGCAGCTAATAACGTTCAAGGTCTTGTTAATACAGACTATGATACGGCTATTAATCTTTTAGGTAATTCTGATGCATACGATTTTAATGTTATATATGCACCAGGTTTAACTAGCCAAAACGCTGCAAGTCAAGTTAATGGTATTTTGACTCTAGCTCAAAATCGTGGTGATGCTATCGCCGTGATTGATATGGTTGGTTACGGCGCACAAATTGGAACCGTAATTAATCAAGCCGTATCTTATGACAACTCTTATGGTGCTACTTATTGGCCATGGGTACAAGTAAGATCTCGTGAAACTGGTAAAGTAAACTTCGTTCCTGCTTCTACATTGGTACCAGCAGTTTATGAATACAATGATAGAGTATCTGCAGAATGGTTTGCACCAGCAGGTCTTAATAGAGGTGCTCTTTCTACAGTACTCCAACCAGAGAGAAAGATTGGTGTAAATGATCGTAATGCATTGTATCAAGGAAAGGTTAACCCAATCGCTACATTCCCAGGTGTTGGTACTGTGATCTACGGTCAAAAGACACTTCAACAAAAGCCATCTGCTCTTGACAGAGTAAATGTACGCCGTTTGTTGATTGCACTTAAATCATACATTGGTCAACTTGGTGAGCAGATCGTATTCGAACCTAACACTCAAGTAACTAGAAATAAATTCTTGAACCAGGTGAATCCTTATTTGGAATCAGTACAACAAAGACAAGGTCTTTATGCATTCCAAGTTGTAATGGACGAATCTAATAATACACCAGATGTAGTAGATCGTAACCAATTGGTTGGTACAATTTACTTGCAACCTACTAAGACTGCGGAATTCATTCAACTTGACTTCAACATTCTTCCAACTGGTACAACATTTGGTCAATAAAATAAAAAACACTTAAGATGAACGATAATACAATATTGAGAATCAAAGTTCCAGCCCACCTTTATGAGAGTGTTAAAGAGCAATTGACCTTGACTGAAGCTAAGAACAAACCACACTACGGTGCTGGTATGGAAGTAGTTAAAGAAAAGAAGATGTCTGTACCTAAAGACGGTATGAAGAAAGTTGAAGAAGCTAATACTGAAATTAAAGAAGAGGATAATAAAATGGAAAAGAAAGACCGCACCTTAGACGAATTAAAAGCAGCAAAAGCTAAGCTTGATAAGAAGATCGAAGAGATGGAAACTACTAATAAAAATGTAGAAGAGAATATTAGTGAGTACTATGGAATAGATCCTAAAATGGATATTGTTACACTATTAGCAGGCGCGGCAGTTCCAGTTATTACAGCTATTATAGCTGCAGGACCAAAAAATGTTGGAAATGCTTTATATGCAGCAGCAAAAGAAGCTTTAGCGAAAAAGAAAAAAGGTGGAAACGCTACTGAACCTGCAGTTTAATAAAATAAGTAGTTATTGAATATTTATAAGTAAGAAATTAAACTAGAAATAAGATGCCAGTATTGGATCCAAATGAAATAATGTTCACCGCGTTTGAACCTACAGTATCAAATAGGTTCATCATGTATATCGACGGTATTCCTGCGTACATGATCAAAAAAGCAGACGCTCCAGGCCTAACTTTGAACGAGATTAAACTCGACCACATCAATGTTTACCGTAAGATTAAAGGTAAAGCTGAATGGAGAGATATGAGCCTGTCACTTTATAACCCAGTTTCTCCTTCTGGCCAACAAGCTGTAATGGAGTGGGTACGTT